GGCGTATATAACAGTATCTAAAGGAAAGATGGATATATAATGTATTCAGAAAAGAGGTAAGGGGATTACCACTAGGCATCGACGAAGGCCAGGCCAGAACATCACCATTAAATATATGTCGCGAAAACATAATTTCTAGGAACAACATGTATCGTATGTGGGCCCTCTCGGGACCATCGTTGTACCACTCATTGATCACCTCCAATAGGTGAGCAAATACCAAGGGTAATTCAGATTTGTCGAGACCTTTCACATCTCCAGCTCCGACCATACAATCAGATCGTAAACATGTGAGATTACTGCATATATCATCCCAGTCCTTGGAATAAGGGTTCACGCCTATCGCGCTGCCATTAATCACTTTGTTCTTGGTCATGAAAAGCATAAACGCTCCAAAGTTCATTCTGATTTTGATGAAGAACTTGATTGAACACCCGCTAATACCTCTCGTAGCCAGATTTTCAATCTTCTTAAGACTGCGTCTCTCATCTTTGGGAAAATCAGTGTACAATTCCGTAACTCTTTGTCCTTGTAGAAGGAGATGGAAGTCTTCTTCTATTTCTCGCCTAAGCATTTCACTTTGCGGGCGTGAAAAGTCAAAAGCCTCCTCATTTCCCCAAAAATGTTGCTTGCGAGGAAGATCGCTATCAAAACTGGGGCTGTTGTAAGGCCACCCAGCACTCGTCGAACGATCTATCGGTCCAAAATCCTTGTCGTACTCGAGACCAGCAACGGCCTCGCGATAGGTGTATATTCTCCTCTCTACTTGATGAAAACAATTCGATTCGAGATGTTGGTACAATAGCTGCGAGGCTTCACGTACCACATCCGGGTCTGGAAATGCTTCATTAAGGCAATACTCTGCAAAAGTGTTATTGACTGGATCAATCAGTACACCATCTCTCCAGACGGGTCTTAGGACAGCAACATCGGTAGTGGCTGGACCCCAGGCTCCATATAAAGGGCTCCTACCTATAGTGGAAGTACTTGGACAGCGAGGTGCGTTATCAATTTTACCCAGGTGGTCAAATTGTCCCTGTGATTGGGCCACTTCACTAATTTCATCTCGAAGGTTAAGTTTCTCTAAATCATCGACCACATGCGGTTTAGAAAAGAATTCTATATCGTGTAAGATATATTCCTGGCAGGCGGCTCCGGAAAAACCTTTACCAAAATCGCGGTTTCCAGCAACGTGGAATCCGAAGATTTTTCTGTTTGGAATCTTAGAGTTTATTATAGTGAATGGGGCTCCGCAGTCTCCTACTTTAAAAACACCCATGTAGCCGAAATTCTCAGCAAATCGGTATCCTTGATCGTCGACATATAAATCTGGCACGCTCTCAACGTACCCTACGACATTCGAGTGGAGTTCCCTTTTGGGCATCCAAACACTAAACGGACTAGACCGAATTACGCTCTTCCAATCGGATTTAAGGCTGAAGTTCTTAATCCTGTCACAGTGTGGTTGGACGTAAGTGGGACACTCCACCAAGCACAGATCATTTTGCTTGAGGAGATCGCTATATACGTTCCTTGTAATGTCACGTATCACCATTAAAATGGTGAATCTCTTCTCCCCATTGTTCCTACAAAGTTTCACTCTAGCCTTAGCTAGTGTGGGATCTTCTTTGCATTTCGCATGTAATGTAGTAACAAAATGGAAAGGGCATATGAATACCCGACCTCTAACGAAC